GAATTGAGACATATACCAATCCAGTTGGAGACCCAGTCTTAGAGAGCTTCAATTCAAGCGTCCTAATTACATGACCCGCCAAAGGCGTAAATGTCTGAGCAAACCAGTTATTACCATGAGTAACAGAGTTCGCATTATCGCCGGTTAAACAAAAATCGAAAAGAACTAAGTTTTCATCATGACCCGTTTGAAAACGAACTTCCTTCCCATATTCCCAACCAATACCTATTCGGTAAACTTTAGCTCTGTAAAAATACCAAGTTGAATGTTGTAATCCTGTTATAGACAAACTAAAGTTTTCAGAAGGCGTGGATTCAACAATGATTTCATCCGTATAAACTCCAGTTTCCGTTCCCCACTCGAAGCCGTACTGATTACATTCAGAGGGATAATCGCATATAGCATTACCAGTAACTTGGTCTGTTAGTAAATTAGTAGCTGACTGAGTTAAAACCCACCCTAAACCCCATTCCTCAAAGCATTTGTCATAACTAGAGTTCATTATCCAAGTTGAGCCAGCATTAAGAGAATATCCTGAAACCCCCCGAGGATAGATGTTCCCGTTATAACCCCTCCAGTTGACAGTTCCCGCTCCCTCTGCGTGTGAAAGGATAAGAGCATATTCAACGCCCTGAGATAATTCTAGAGACGATGATAGGGTAATTTCATACCATTGACCCGGAGCGGAAGCAGTCATTAAGGAAGAATCAATCGTTCCCGTTGCTAGGTCACCACCGGTTGGCTTATGGTCAACAGGATTAACTGCTCGAATACGAGCGGTCAAAATCCCTCCGCTTCCAGAACTTCGATATGCGTAGATGAAGACGGACATTATCTTGTGGGCTTCTTGAGGCGTAAAAGTCTCAACGACCCAAGTGTTACCAGTAACACCACCCGTGGTGAGTGAACCAGTATTGTCTTGATACTCAAATCTACGTGTCATTTTATCTTCCTAACCTCGTATCTTCTCTGGAGATTGTTTGCATCTGTCTGGAGAACTTTCGAGCATCCTGCTGTGAGCCAGTGAAAGCCTGAGAGTTGAAGTTCACAACCTGAGCTCCACCAGTATCCGCACCACCTCGACCAGCTCTGGTAAGAGCTATGATGCCCGCAGTGGCACCTGCGGCTAGACCCAGACCTATAGCCAGCTTGCCCCAGCCAATAGGACCAGACAGAGCAGCTACGACAGCCTGGACAATAGCCAGACCACGGAGTGTCGTTGTCAGACTGCGAATCATAGGCAGAGCTGAGAGAATGGCCCCAGTGGTCGACAGGATAGCACCAGCCGTAGTAACGAAGATGGCAGCAGTCTTGCCAGCCTCACCACCGACCATGTTCATCAAACTGCCCACAGCAGTAAGAGCGCCACCCGTAGCCGTCAGCGTCTGTTGGAATGCCTGCATGCTGAAGGCAGTCTGCTGGACGTTCTGGCCCATGACCTTCATCTTCTGACTGGCTTCATCCCTCATGCGGGCTACAATAGTGATACTTGCTTCATCAGCCATAGCGTTCCTCCCTATGGGTCAAAGAACCCACCGAACTGAGCGATGTCTCTGACGTTCTTATAGAGCATCATCAACTCAAGCGTCCTCTCTGGTATTCTGTCCAGGACTTCCGGTGGGAATCCTAGTTCCATTATGTATATTGCCTCCTTGACTTCTCGCGGCGCCAGATACTTTTGAGGCAGCTTCATAGCTAGGAATAGAGCCTCAGCTATTTCCCTGCGCCGCTCCCTGCTAAAGGGACGTTAGCAAAGACCTCATCCACCTTAGCCTTCAGTGTCTTGTACTTGGATTCAGGCAGGCTATCCAGAACCTCACGAGTGACTGGAGCTGGACCTGGATTCAGCCTGAGCTCTGTAGCAGTCTTATCACCGAATGTCCAGTTAATGACCTGCCCCAGTATGCAGGCATCATCCACAGCTGTGAGGTCTGCCTTGCTCCAGTCAATTCCGACCTCGTCAGATTTGACATCGGCCTTGACGACCTTGCCATCCGCCACCTTGATTTTAGTCTCCGGGTATATCAGAGCAGGACGAGTAATCTCCTCAATCCTTCTCTGAGTTCCGTGCCTCATCTCGGTCAGCATGACAGCTGAGTCGCCATCACCCAGTTCAATTGTGATTTCCCTTTCCATGTTGTTCCTCCTTCTTCCAGTTTAGAATGTTGTTCTCGTTACTGTGCCCTGGACCTGAAGCTCCACAGTAGCCGTGATGAGATTCCCTACTCTGCCAGTGATGGAATAGTTCCTCACCCAGGCGGAGCCGGTGTATTTCGGGAATCCATTAGTGCTCCCGAACGGTCCATAGTAGAACGTCCGGACTGAGGTGTTCGTTCTGATTGGTCCGAACACAGTGTCCGTGCCATAGTCGGCATCCTTGCTCATGACCAGCTCCAGAGTTACCACCACGTTCTCGAGTGTAGGATGGTAGTAACGTCCAGACCTGTTGAGTGTTGTTGCCTCATTCAGGTCTCTCGGACCGGGAAGACCAGTTATCGAGACGATGTAGTCTGAGATGTCTCGCTCTGTCCCGCCGCTGTCCTGAATGGCAAACTTTTGAACCTGTGCATCGAATACGACTGGGTCAGCCATTTTACTTTACCTCCCTGATAAGTATGCGGTCACTTTCAGACCTATCTTGTTCACAATGTCCTGGACCTGAGGGAAGAGCCTTGCCAAAACTCTCTTGTGGTATGCGTTCGGGAAAGTTCCAGGATGGTGAACTAACATCCTGAATATAACTTCTCCGTTCCACTCAAACCTCAGTGCCTTGGCTTTGGTGGGTCGTATCTCATGAGGCTTGGTTCCTTCACGGACCAAGAACATGTAGAAGGTCCCATCCTCTGTAGTGGCAGGCTGCAGAATCTCAAGCCGCTGGTTCCGGGGGTCACCCTGGATTCTGAAGAACGTGGACCTGGCACCCTTACCAGTTCTCTTGGGCGTTTCATTAGCCAGAGGACCAGTGCCCTTTGTGGGCACGAACAGTTGACCAATCTTGCGAAGCCCCTCGTTCAGAGAGACTCGCAGGACTGTGTCACCTCTGTTCAACTTGTCCTGCAGTTCTTTCAGACCCTGCACTTCAAACGATATCTCTGTAGCCACCTTAATCCACCCTAGCAGGCTTTACTACCTCGTGGACTTCCAGATACATGCGCTGGCCCCTATAGGCCGTCTTTTTGGTCCCTAGCGGCTCTGGTGTGTCACCATTGAGTAGCTCTGCCTTAGTTATTCCTTCCAGACTGTTAAGCCTGGGATATAGTGCCAGTGTATCTATGACCTTCTGGCGTTCTGCTGCCATCGTGGCTTCCATGCTCTGGATTTTACCACGGTAGGGGACGAAGAGGTCTATTCTCACAGTCCAGATATGACGCATGAGCGTGCAGGTTATCTCCTCACGCCTTGAGCCACCATACCAGACCCTGACGGCCCGTTCGTACCCTTCCTTGATTGTACTGGAGTCACCAGCTACGCAGTTATTGTCATCGAAGTCTGCGTGAGTCTTAATGACTGTGACCACTGCTGCCTCAACAGTTGCGTAGCTCATTCGCTGTCCTCCTTCAAGGAATCCTCTTCAGTAGGCAGAATCCGAGCCCCAGGATATTCCTCCATTCTCCGTCTGTATAACGGGTCCTTCTCCTGTGCTCCTGACTTCAGTCTGGAGAATCTGCCAGTGGTCATGCCAGCCTTCAGCTTACGGTCCCAGATTCTCTTGAGAGCCTGATTCAGGTAGCGCTCATACATCTGAGCTCTGGTCGCACCGGTGTCTGTCATCTGCTCATCTGGGTCGTAAGCTTCAGTGGGTATTGTGCCCAGCAGTCTGGCAGCTGCTCCATATTCGTTAGCTGCAGCCAAGAAGTTATAGGCATGAGGATAGTTGGTGGAATCCACTTTCACAGTGTAGCCCATCACATCCAGAGCTGAGTTCAAGTCCGCGGCAACGTTATCCAGTTCCTTCTCCGCCTGAGCCAGCGTGGGCACAGTTGATATGGTAAAGACCCTGCTGGCTACGATGTCGCCGATGAGCCTTTCTACTCCAGCTACAGTTCCGTAGGTATTCGCGTCTAATGCCATGATGTCCCTCCTTAACTGGATAT